CCAGTGTCCAGGCGCTGAACAGCACGCTGGAAGGCCGGTGAGTCTTCGGTCAAGCCTTGGTTCTTCAGGCGCTGGATTTCGGAGTTGCGTGCCTGCTCCCGTTGAGGGGCCGATAGCGCGTACGTGGCATCCTGAATGGCCTTCGAATTGCCCATCGGGTCCATGTTGAAGTCGCCAGCCGCGCCGATGTCGCCCTGTGCCCGGACGCCCTCGCGCAGGTCGGCAGGGTCCATGGTGCTTTGCAGCTTGGACTCATCGATGCCAGTGAACGCTTGCGCGCCACTCGGGTCAAACGGCTGTTCCGTATTGGCCAGTTGCTGCGACAGCAACCGGGCACGGGCCTGCTGTTGCTGGTCCATCAGTGCCTGGTCCTGCGGGTTCAGCGATTGCTTCTGGCTCCACGACCCATCATCGGCCTGCGACCACGTCGAGGTATTGCCGTAGATGTCGGTCTGGTTCGGCCGATTGGCAACGGTTTGCTTCTGCGCAGCTTCGGCTTGCGAAGCTGCACTCTGTTCTGCCAGACCGGTATAGTCAGGCGGCGGTGGTGCTTTGGCGCTGCTTCCCATGGCGATTCCTTGTAAGGTTTAAGAACCGGCACTCCTCACGGTACATTGCAAAAATCAGCAATGGTCCGTCGGGGTGGGCACCTTTGATCTCGTGTATCTGTTTGAACCCCAAATGCTTTGTCAGGCGTATAGAACGCTCGTTGGACGCTGGCACAGTTGCCAGAACCACGCTGACATCGCACTTGTTGAATGGGTAGTCGAAAGCTGCCCAAAGCAACTCACGACTGGCCACTCCGCGTCCATCTGAGGCCATATGGATCCAGATGCTCGCACCGTTGTAGTTCTCGTAACCCACGACAAAGGTCAGGAGACCTTCATGCAGATCACCAATGCACTGCATGTCCAAGTTGACACGGGCGTTCTGATGCCGTGCCAGCCAGCTGCGCAGTTCGCTCTGGTTGTCGGTAGTGATCATAGGATACCGTTACCTTTCACAGTACTGAAGTCCGTAGAGACCCACAGTACTTCACCTTCGCTCTGTCCAACCATGAGGAGCGATGCCGCATTGCCCATGCCTTCAGCGATGAGCCACACGCGTTGAACGAGGTCACCACCACCCCAAATCGAGGTCCCCCACACACCGGACCCCCACAGAGCTGCAAAGGTCTTCGGCGCCGCATTTGGCACTGTCAGAGGCTCAGTAGAGAAGTCGTACCTGATGGTGGACTTGATCGAGAAGGGGGCTGTCAGTACAAAAACAGGCCGATACAAGCCGACTTGCTTCTGCGTTGCGGGGGAGCCCAGATAGCTGTACGCCTGTTGCACGGATGTGATGATGCCAATGCCACCGGTACCGTCGAGCTTGACCTTGTCGGTGGTGCCGACCCATGCCTGATACACGGTACCCTCGGAGTCACTGAACATTGGCGTGGAGCCATAGACGCCCCAGCAGACCGCATCCATGCCGCGGAACTCAGTCCATGCACCGGTGATCTGGTTCGCAGCCAGTTGGATGTTGCCGCTGACGACCACCGTAGGCACGTTGATGATCAGCAGGTTGTCCTTCGGGTAGTACTTGACATCCCAGCCAAACAGCGACCCGTAGGTGCTGGTAAGCTCGGACAACAAGAACTGCACCTTCTCCGACGAGATCTTGCGGTTCTGTTCTGCGACCCGCGTGGACACCAGTGTGGCGCTCATGGACACCAGACCCTGCTGCGTGAGGATGAACTGGTCCCCACCGGCCTTGCAATTGGCACGGCGTCCAGCCACGGGAGCGCCGATGTTATAGACACCGGCTAGGAACCACGCCTGATCATCTTCCGGGTCGGTACCGGAGTACACAACGGCCTCTCCCCGGCTCGATACCGCGATGAGGTGGTCCTCTGCACCGTTGCCATCATCAATGGTCCAGGTGGCGAGGAACTGCAGGAAGCCGCCCTTACTGAACAAGGGTCCGAAGTCGTACTTGAGGAACGTGCCCTGCAAGGCATCAGGCGGCAGGAACCAACCAAACGTTGTGTCAGTCTGGACCACCCACAGACGGTGCTGGTGCACGACAGGACCGACTGCGTTCTTCGGGTCAATACCAGCCCACGTATTGGCAACGATGCCGTCACCAGCAATGATGCGCGCGCCACCGCCAGCACCGTAGATGATGCCATCGTCAACCCCGTTCAAAGCGATCAGGTGTGCACCAGACGTATTCACCATGTGAACCGTGTCCCAGTTCGGATTGTTCAGACCCGAGATGAGGGGGGCGCCAACTGGCCCTGGGGTTGTGATGTCGAAGACGTTCGTACCAGCCCATGCAAAGAGCTTCTGAGTGCCATTGGTGTCAGCCCATGTGGCGATCGTGGCAGCTTGTGTCACCAGACCAGTTGCCCACTCGCGGTACCCCTTGCGTACGGCCACGCCGTATGGCTGCGGCCACCAGTTCTGCAGCACCACGGCATCCGTCGGAGGCATCGCAACCAAAGAGTCACGGGCATTCAGGCCCCCCACAGGTGCGGGGACCGAATACGGCGCAGAACTCTGCTGGCTGAATTGCCCGAACATCATGTTATGGCCCCACGTTCCAATTGCCGTCGGGAATCGACCCGGCGCCGAGGTAGATATTCTGGTGACGCGGGCTCAACGAGAGAATCGCGCCGCCTGTGTCTTTGCCCGTCAGGGCGGTGTAGATGCGCATGAAGTCGGACTGGACACCGGTGGTGTTGAAGCCCTTCAAGTCATAGAACTTGAACTTCACGAACTTGATGAGCAACCACGGGTTGTACATGCAGATGTCCCCATCTGCCGTGATCATGTCGGCGAACGTGGCATCCGCCTTCTGTACCCAGTTCTTGACGATATACTCCATCGCAAAGTTGAGGGGGGACGGATTTGCCCCAGCCGCAGGAATGGGCCAAATCATCAGCTTGTTGTCGGCCACACGGAAACGTTGGCGTGGCACTGCCGCAACCAAGGAGCCTTTGAGCCAAGCCCATTCCTGGGGGGACTTCGGGCCGAGCAGAGGCCAATGGTCAGTGCGGTCCCATTGGGTCTGGTCACGGAAATACGCCCAATCGTCAGGCAAGTCGTACTCGCCCTGATCGATGATGGTAAGGAACGACCACTCCTTGGCGAATTGCGTCCAAGGGTAGTACATGAGAAGCTCGTTGCCTGCTGAGTTGAGCAGGGACAACAGCTGCACAGACTGGATATCCTCGATACCAGTGATGGTCGGCGGACGCGGCAACCCGAGCTCCCCAGCGACTTGCTTGAGGAGATCGAGCGCGGACCAGTACTGTGCAGACATGTTGTACTCCTTAGGTCTTCGCGGCCGGGATGAGCGTCGGGGTCGCGGTTTGCTGTGGCACTTGTGCCGCCTTCTCTGCCTTGCGCTGTGCTTCGGCGGCCTGGAGCGCTTCCACCGTGCTGCGGAGTTCCGCGAGCTGCTCGTCACGCTTGCGGAGCTCGTCCTGCAGCAGCAAGATCGGCGCCGAGCCAGACGCCGCATCCAGGTACTGCTGCGCCCGGAGCTTGATGGCATGATGACCCATGAAGCGCTGCGCCATGGCATCAGCCATACCAGCGAGTTGCTCGATGGTATGGCAGCCGACGGCGTTGTACTCGGCGATCTGGGCGATGCTGAGCCACGAGAGCTGATTCAGCGGCGTACCACTGGTGTTCTGCTCCTTGCCGGCCTTGTAACGGGCCCATTGCTGGGGGAACCGCGACTGGTATTGCTCGGTGGCGTCGGACACCACGGTATCGCGCGACCCGGGCGTCATGATCTTGATGAGGTCGATGGTGTCGAAGATCGGCCGGCCCGCTTCAGCGGATTTGGGCTCGTTCTTGATCACATCCTGGTAAAACACGACGAACAACTTCTTGTCGGCCTCCGCCTGTTCGTTGGATTCGAAGTTCATTGCAAAATCGAGGGTATCGGTGGGCATCTCTGCTCCTAGTTAGCGTTGACGGGGACGTTCTCAACAGTGAGAACGCCATTCGACAAGGTAACAGCGTTGTTGCCGCTGCTCTTGACACGAATCTGGTAGACAGGCGCCGGACTGGCAGACAGCACCAGTGCGGTCATGGCAACCGATTGCACATCGGCGACCCCTGTGGCGGTATTGGCGACGGCCCATGCCGATTCCACCCCGTTCACAAACAGGGCGAAGGTGACAGTGACGTTGTTGGCGGCACGGAAGTCCATCGAGAACTCGATGCGGGCAACTGCAGGACCGTTGGCCTTGGTCACCTCGCCTGTGGGGAGATTGACCGTGTAGTCCGGCGCGTCTGCGACCAGCTGCAGGTTCCACGGAAACGCCTGAAACACAGGCGTCAGGTTGATTGCAGCCGGCGTGTTCTTTGCCAGAATGGCATACGCCGGGCGCATGGCGTTCAGGAAGTCCTTGAGGAAGTCGCGCAGCTGTGCGGGGGTGATCTGCCCGGTGTTGTTGTCGGGAAAATACTGGTCAGCAAGGGCCTCAAGCTGGACAATGGTGAGACGTGGCATGTCAACCTCCGAAACCGTCACTGAAACCGTCACTGAACCCCGAGAACACTCCCGGGGGCATTGCTGTGGTACGATGCATGCCTAGCGCAGGATTCACGCGAATCCCACCGCCAACATATGCATCGGACGCAAGCGGAACTTGGTCTGCTTGCGATACGAGACCACCTGCACCAGGCGGTCCCGAATTGAAAGGAAGGCCCCCCACAAACGCGAGGGTCGGCCCAGGTGTGGGCACAATGAACACGCGCCCCAAGGTGTCAAGTGTGAAACCATTGACGAAGAATGCCGGGTTCGGCAACGCCGTGATAACACACATGCGCCCTTGGGCGTCATAGCCAATACCACGCATCCACGACACAGGCGTGCCGTTGAAGATGGTATAGACACGACCAAGGGCATCAACTTGGGGCAGCATGCTTTACTCCTCGGCGAGGATGGCGACGCCAGCCCACATGCGATCGCCGACGGCAACCGCAGCAGCGATGGTATCGGTGCCGGCGCCAGACGTCCAGGTCCAGGTACCGACGTTGATCAGGCCAGCCGTACCTGCCGCAGCTGCAGAGGCAGACTGCACCCAGTACACGATGACCGGATTGCCACCGCTGTCCTTGGCACTGCCCTTCGTCCCCAGGGCAATGTTGTCATCCTTCAGGATGATGTCGGCGGCCTTGATGACCTTGGTCAGCCGCGTGCCCAGACAGCCGTTGAGGAGCTCGTTGGAGCCCGCAACTTCCGTGGTGGACACCCCGATGGGTTCCTGGTAGGCCCGGCCATCGCGCTTGTTCACTTCGCCCGCGATGGTGGCACTGCCGTATTCTTGACTCATGATGAGCTCCTTGAAGTTGAAAGAGGGGCGGCGTTAACCGCCCCGTCGATCAGGTGTTGTCCATCCGGCCCTGGAACTGCAGGCCCGACGAGGTCAGGTTGCCGGCCCACGCCAAGATCTGGACGGCGGCGTCCTGGTTCACGGAGTAACGCTGGCCGGGGCTCAGCGGCACCATGTTCCGCGCGGCGTGCGGACGGTAGAACAGGTACTTCGTGTTCAGGAAGTACGCGCTGGTTGCAGGCACCGCTGTGGGGGCCGGAACGCCGGCGGCACCAGTGCTGGTCCAGTTGATCTGCATGCCACCGTCCAGGACCACGTCGGCGTCCATGTACTTCACGGACACGAAGCCCAGCTTGGCCGTTTCGGTGCCGGTGAAGCGCTGGATGGCCTGCAGCGACTGCATGTAGTAGGACCACAGGATGTTGTCCACCATGATCAGGTCAGGCCGGTCGTTGCCGCGCACCAGGCTGGACCACATGCGGTTGAAGTACGTCTGGACGTTGGCCGCGGAGGCAGCGGCGCCGCCGGTGGTCAGCATGCGGAAGTACTGGTTCTTCCAGAACAGCCAGGTGTTGCGGTCGATGCCGCCGACCACGTTGGTCGGGACCGTGGCGACTTGCTTGAGCAAGCCGTCGATCTGCTTGCCACCCGCGGCCGTGCCGTCGGAGTACAGGCCTGCGGCGATCAGGTTGGCCATGGAGCTCTCGGCAACGTCGATGCGGGAATCGAGCAGGTCGATGATGCGTTCCTTGCCGGCGTTCTGCAGCTGCTCGAGGCCGGAGATGGTGACCGGGCAGGCAGCCTGCTTGATCACGTATTCAGCCGAGCTGATGACGTCCTGCGCTGCGATGGGCAGCGTTTCGTAGCCCGAGTACCAGCCGGCGTTGCCGTTGGACGCGAAGCTCAGCTCCTGCATGATCGTGTTGCCGCCGGAGAACGTTTTGATGTTCCCCCGCTGCTTCAGCTTCATCAGCAGAGCGTTGTTGGAAGTCACGTTGTCGGCAATGACGCCGGTACGCGACTGGATGGTGGTTGCGATCACATCGCTGATCGCTGCATTCGGGAAGGCCATTGCCGACTCCTTAGATGGGCGGGGGTGGATTGACGACAGGCGGGACCGAGTTGGTCTTCACCTGCAATGGAGGCTGGTACACTTGAGGCTCAATCTGAGCCTCCGGTACCCTGAACCGCGGGAACGACATTGGTCCGAGGATGCGACGAACGAAGTTGCTGAGCAACGCCATCATCTTCCCCCGACCGAGTCAAACGCCGCTTCAATGACGGCTCGACGGTCACTACCGGCAGGGACACCCGAAGGAACCGAGCTTGGAGCGCCACCCACAGAGACAGAGGCTCCGAGTGCCTGCTGAGCCCGCGCATGGGCGGCTTGGGCTGCAGTTCCTCGTGCTTGGCTCTCACGCTGGGTGGCTACCAGCTTGCTCACTTCAGGGTTCATGACGATAGCACGGTCGTACGCCTGCTCAAGCGTGAGGTACTGACCTCGCTTGGCAGCAACATCGACAAGATCAGCCATGTCCCCGCGTACAGCCGCAAAGTGCGGGTACTTGGGATCGGAGGCCATCGCGGCGATGCTCTCGCTGATCTGTTGATCAGCTTGTTGCTCCTGTTGGGCTGCCAATTGGCGCTGGCCCTCCAGGTATTGTTGGAACGGTGCCAGCCGCTGCTGGAGCAGCTGGTCGACCTTGTCTTGTACAGGGTCCACGGCTTGCGTAGCGCCGGCAAGAGCGTTGTCCAGTTCCACGATGTCAACATCGTAGTCCTTGATGAACCCAGCCATCATGCGGGCACGTTGCACCTTGGGCGCGGTAGCCAGCTGGTAGTCGGCGCGCAGGAGCGCATTGACCGCCTCGATCGGGTTCGGGTTGATCGCATGCAGCCGCGCCACGTATGGGGCCACTGCCTGCTGGAACTGCTGCGTGAACTGGCGAGCCTGAGCGGTCTCCCCCAGAACGCGGGTCGTTTCCCGCTCGCGCCGCATCACTTCCTGGCGAACGTCCGGGTCCAGCTTGTCCCACTTGGCTTTCTGGGCTGCGCGCCAGGCCTGAGGGGGCTTGTCAACCGGGTACTGCTGCTCGGCGTGCTGTTCAGCAGCTTGCTGCTCGCCCTCAACGGGCGCAGGCGCCTTGGTGGGCTCACCAGTAGGCGCAGCGGCACCTTCAGCAGGCTGCGCTGGCGCGGCTGCTTGTTCGGCCGGCGTAGCCGGTTGCACAATTGACGTATCCGTCGCACTGCTTTCAGCGGCTTCAAAGGCCGCTTCAATCGCTTCTCTGCGGTCCGGAACTTGGACTTCATCTCCATCCATGGGTTCACCTGTAATGTCTGTTAACTTCGTTGATAACCATCTGCTTTCTGTGTTCAGCAGAGGCGCGCTTTTGCTCCGAAGAGCGGAAATCTGAGTTCGTCGTCATCTGCGGCAGCCCCTTCAGCTCCGCGTTTGGTACCACATCATGGACCTTGCAATGCTCGCGCATGCCTGCACGGCCCGAATACCTCTTGCCATCAATCGGGGACACGAAGTCCGGCAGATCTGGCACGAACATGACACCGCCCCGCGTCTCGCCTTCAGGACGTGACCCCTTCTCGTAAGGGGGAGAACCGTCTTCGGGGTAAACCCATACTGACCGGGGCATCATCAATCCTTCTTCTTCTCAGGCACTGCTTTCGCAGCTGCCCTGGTTTGTTCGATCTTGGCCGCAGATGCTTCAGCACCTTGCTCCAAGCCTGCTTGGTGCGACTCGGCGCCCTGCGCGAGATTCATCTCATGCTGCTGCGCTTGCGCTTCCATGTCCATCACATGTTCCTGCGCCTTGCCTTGCTGCTCCAGCTGCATCTCAGCTTCCTTGAACTGGAATTCCATGCCCATCGCTTGCGCCTTCAGCCGCAGCTCCTGCTGGGCGAACTGGAACTCCATCTGCTTGGTCTGGAGCTCGAGCGCGAACAGCTTTTCCTTGTGTGCCATCTCAGACTGCGCCATACGCTCTTTGCGCTGCGCCTCTGCCTCTGCGGCTTGTTGCTCCGTCTGCAACCGTTGCGCGTCCGCGGCAAGCTCAGCTTCAAGCTTCTTCTGCTCGCCCTGGGCCTTGAGCTGTTCGGGCGACGGTGGCGGCTCGGCGTCCTTGGTGCCGGCGTCTTGCATCTTGTCGAGCTCGGCGTCGAGCATGCCCTCGATCTCGCTGGTATTGCGGAAGCCAGCAATGCCCCACTTCAGCAACGACACCAGCATCGGAGCGGCCTTCGGCATGCCCTGGAGCATGGCGCTTGCCTTCTCGATGTACGTGCTGGCAGCTGTCAAGAACTCGATACGGTCCGCCTTCTCCATGGCGTAATCCGCCTGGGCAATGGAGTCCGCAGTGACCTGAATACGCCACTCGAACCCTTCTTCAGTACCGAGCATTTGCATTGCTGCAGGGACAAGGGCCATGTTTTCAGGGCCAGTCGCCTCGATGTTCGACTTCTTGACGAGGACTTCAGGGTCGAAGTGCTTGACCTGCATCTCGGCCTTGATTCGAAGGATGTCCGCTGCAAAACGAGCAACTTCATCCTGTCTCTTCTTGATAGCAATTGATGCGAACTTGCTCTTGAGCTCCTGCGCACCAAGCGTTTCGGAGGCTTTCGTAGCCCCTCGAACAATATCCGAAATACCGGTGAGTTCATAGATCTGCGCCTTCACCATCTCGCGGTTCTGGGTCAGCTGAATCAGCGCTTGGACAACCACCTCGAGGGGGAGCCAATCAATGGTGCCCTTGAGGCCGCCTTTCTCAGCGAAACCAGCCCAGTTGTCAACCGGAATCAGTTGGTTGTCGAACCCTTCCTGCAGCATCCGCGACACGCCCTCAGCCGAGCGGTCATAGGTGCCCACCACCTTGCATGCCTGCAGCAGCATGGAGATGCGGTTGTTCAGGTTGTCGAGCTCCTGGTACTGGTCCTGGACCATGTAGTAGTCCGGGCGCGGCACGGTGTTGCTGGTCGTGATGTTCGCCAGCATCGGGCGCGGGCACGGCTCAAACCCGACCAGCTTCAGCGGGTCGTCCTTCTCGTCCAGCAGCTCGTCGAGGCCCGTCGAAATCCAGAAGACCTTCTTCGTGGTCCGGTCCCAGATCTCATAGACGCATGCCTTCTTCAGCACCTCGAACTTGGGCGTCATACCATTGTGGTCACGCTCCATGCGGTTCGGAGTGTAGTCGAGGGGCACCTTCTTGCCCTTTTCCTCGCCGAACCGCTTGATGAGCTGGTCGCGGTCCATGTAGGCCTTGCGACCCACCCAGCGACGCTCTTCCCAGATACGGCATGGTGACCAGACGAAGTCCTGCCAGTAGACGTAGTCCACGCAGACCCGCTGGTCGGTGATCTGCTTGAGGGGGACGTAATCCTTCGGAGGCTTGGGCGCCGACTGGTCCTGCGTCTCATCCACGTACGGGATGTCCGCGGTCTCGGTTTCAAGGCGCAACCACGCTGCCGCAGCGCCGGGAATCAGCCGGTCCTGCACTGCCGCGCGCATGGTCGAGTCAAAGGTATCCCGCGGGTCATCCAGGTCCTGGGTAATGGACCTTTCGATGATCAAGGCCGCCACTCGCGCAGTGTCGTCCTTGTAATCCTTAAACCGACGGGATACGGCTGGCTTCGGCAGCTGGGCATACAGTGCCGACTCCAAAATGTTGGTGTTGGTATAGAACACGTTGAACCACTTGTTCCCCGAGTCCATCATGTCGCGCTCGTCCAAGAAGCGCTTGTTGACACGGCGCCCCCGCTCATGGAACTTGTTCAGTTCCTGTTCGGCCATCTTGATCTCTTCCTTCCACCGTTGGATAGGCGTGAGCTCTTTCGTGGTTTCGACGGCAGCGGCGGTAGCAGAATCAGCCATCAGGAGATCCTCTTCGTCTTGTTCATACGCGCTTCATTGTCAGCGAACAGGTTCGCCAGATTGAATTCGACCATGGCCTGGTAACCAGCGCCCATGCCGGTACCCATCGCCTTGTTTGCAGCGGCGCGGGTAATGTCAGGTTGTGCCACCACGCACAGGTATCCGAACGCATCAGCGTAGTCGGAGCACCAGTCATGCAGTGGGATGTCTTCAAACATCAGGTTCTTCTCGTCCCACTTGCGACGATAGCCTTTCAATGCCTC